CCACCGCCAAGTACCCCGGCGTCCGGGGCAATGACCTCTCCATCGTCATTGCGGTCAACGTGGATGACCCGGATGCCTTTGACGTTGGCACCTATCTGGATGGCATCCAGGTGGACCTCCAGACGGTGACCAAGGCGGAGGATCTGACCGGCAATGACTATGTGGACTTCAAGAAAGACCTCACGCTGGAGGCTACGGCGGGGGCACCCCTGACCGGCGGGGAGGACGTGGCGAACATCACCGGGGACAGCCACCAGGCATTTTTGGACAAGATTGAGGCCTATGCCTTTAACGCCATGTGCTGCCCGGCGGCTGACCCCATCATCGTCAAGCTCTACGCCGCCTACTGCCAGCGGGTCCGGGATGAGGTGGGCGCAAAATTCCAACTCATTGCGTGGAAACCCTCCACGGTGGACTATGAGGGCGTCATCGGCGTGTGGAACAGCGCCACCCACCCCTCCATGGACGTGGATGAGCACGCCGTGGTCTACTGGGCCACCGGGGCCCAAGCTGGCGTGGCCGTCAACAAGTCCCTGACCAATGCCAAGTATGACGGGGAGCTCACCTTGGACACGGACTATAAGCAGGCGGAGCTCACGGCGGCCCTCAAGGCGGGCAAATTCATGTTCCACAACGTCAACGGCCTCACCCGTGTCCTGGAGGACATCAACACCCTGCTGACCCTCTCCGATACCAAGGGGGAGGTTTTCCAGAGCAATCAGACCATGCGGGTGTGTGACCAAATCGCCAATGACGTGGCGGTGCTGTTCAATGAGCGCTACCTGGGCACCGTGCCCAATGATGCCTCCGGGCGGTCCGCCCTGTGGGGTGACATCACCCACTACATCAAGCAGCTTGAGGACATCCGGGCGGTGGAGAACTTTGACCCGGACACCGTGAGCTGTGAGCAGGGTGACAAGAAAAAGGCCGTGCTGGTCACCGTCAATGGCCTCAACATCATCAACGCTATGGCCCAGCTCTACATGAGCGTGATTATCCAGTAAAGGAGGGATATGCGAATGTCTACCGGAGCTATGATGAAAGCTGGGGACGCTGTAAGCGCCCACCGTGCGGAGTGCTTTGTCACGATTGACGGCAGACGCTACTCCATGCTGATGGCCAAGGACTTTGAGGGCAAGGCCCAGGTCAACACCAAGGAGGTCCCCCGGCTGGGCAATATCGTCATCGGCCACAAGGCTGACACGGTGGTCCTGGCCTTTTCCATGACCATCTACAAGTGCACGGAGATTTTCGATGACGTGATTGAGCGGTTTATCCGCACCGGCGTGATGCCCACTTTCACCATCCAGACCTCCAACGATGACCAGGCCAGCAGCGTGGGCCGGAGCACGAAAATCTATAATGATTGCGTGCTGGACGGGGACGTGCTGCTGTCCATGTTCAACGCTGAGGGCGACTTTATCGAACAGTCCATTGAGGGCTTTTGCGATAGCTTTAGCCGTCCTGAGAAATACACCAACCCGTCCTATATGTGATAGGGCGGCATGACTACAAGGAGGAAAAACACCATGAGTAAGAGCCTGTCCGCATTTATGCGCCCCAATGTGGCGGAAATCAAAAACGCCCGCTTTGCCCCCTCCCCCCGCTTTGTGGGGGAGGACGGCAAGCCGGTGGAGTGGGAAATCCGCTGCATCTCCGCCGATGAGTATGCCAAAATCCGCTCTGATTGCTTTATCCAGGAGCGGGTGCCGGGCAAGAAGAACCAGATGACCCAGCGGCTGGACATCTACGCTTTCCAGACCCGTGTGGCCGCCCGGTGCACCGTGTTCCCGGACCTCAATGACGCCGCCCTCCAGGATAGCTGGGGCGTGACCAAGCCGGAGGACCTGGTGGGCGCTATGCTCATCGGCGGTGAGTTTGAGGACTACATCAAGGAAGTCCTCCGGGTCAACGGCTTTAAGGATGAAACGGAGCTGGTGGATGAGGCAAAAAACTGATTTTGGACGGTGACCCGGAGGCCAACTTTGCCCATTTCTGTCTGCAAAAGTTTGGCTGGGAGCCGTCCAAATTCCTTGACTTGCCCATCAAAGAGCGGGCCTTTGTCATCGCCTCCATAGAGGTCCGTGCGGAAAGCGAAAAGAAAAAAGAGGCGGAGCTGAAAGCAAAGGCGTCAAGGCGTGGTAAACGTCACTAATCTTTTAGGCTCCATCACTTGACACAATGCCCCGGTGCCCTCTATAATGTAATCATCCGAAACCAAGGAGGATTGCTTTATGGGCGCAAAAAATAGGGTCATCGCCGGTGACTACATGGGGAAATCCGTGACCGGCGTGGCCGGGGCTGTGCAAATCTGCGTTGACTTCAAAACCCTCATACCGCTGGACAAATTTGGCGTGGAGTCTTATGACGTTGTTACGGAGGACACCCGCAAAAGTGCTGCCAGCGGTGTGGCCCGTGGGGCCGTTGGTGCCGCCCTGCTGGGGCCCGTTGGTATGCTGGCGGGCCTGTCCGCAAAGAACAAAAGCACCGTTACCATTGCCGTCCGTTTCAAGGACGGAAAAAACAGCTTGCTTGAGGTGGACGAAAAGATTTACAAAAAGTTTGTCCAGTCCATGTTTTAGGCAGGCTCAGGACCAACGCCGCCCTCCCCGCTTTACGGGAGGGCGGCTCTTTTATGCCCAGGGGAGGTGAAAACCGTGGCAACTATCAAATCACAGCTATCTCTCAATGATGGCATGAGCGCTGTGCTCAAAAAAATCACCTTTGCGCTGGACACTACTCTGGGAACCTTTGAGCAGATGCAGCGGGCCTCTGGGCAGGCCATTGATGTTGAAAACATCACAAAAGCCCGTGGCTTGCTTGTGGAGGCCAATGCTGACTTTGAGCGGATGGCCAACGAAATGGCCAGGGCCGCCAGAGAGCAAGAGCGACTAAACGGGAATATTGAGCGGGGCACCTCTGCGGCGGATGGTATGCTGAAAAAGGTTATTTCCATCGTGGGGGCCTATGCCAGCATTTCCGCCGTCAAAGGTTTTGCCGCCAACGCCATGGAGGCCGCTGATGTTCAAATCGGCGCTCAGGTGCAGCTCCGCACAGTGTTGAACAACATGGGGGCCTCAGATGTCTATACCGATATGGCGGACACGATTGACGGCGCTGAACTGGAGAACACTTTGACCCTGGACACCACTGGGGCTCTGAGTGAGTATGACGCCGCCGTTGACGCTATGACGGGGGGTGCGCCTGATATTGAGCTCCGTTTGGACACGACCCAGGCTATAAGCGCCTATGACGCCATTGCGCAAAAGGCAGCGGACATTCAAAGCCAAGGAATGTATGGGGATGAGGCGATGATTGCGGGGGCGGCAGAGCTGGCCACTTATTTCTCCGACACCACCGCCATCCTGTCCATGATGGACACCTTGACGAATTACGCTGCCGGTATGTCAAACGGGGAGGCGCTGGACGCCGCCGCAATGGTAGACTACGCCACCGGCATTGGTAAAATCATGTCCGGCTCCTATGACGCCATGACCAAAAAGGGCTTTGAATTTTCGGACGCTCAAAAGGCCATCATTGAGGGCACTGCAACAGAACAGCAGATTATAGACACTTTGGGCGCTGAATATGCGGACTTGAGCGGGGAGATGCAGGCCGCCGCCGTCATTCAAGGTGTCATTGATGAGGGCTGGGCCGGACTGTATGAGGCTATGAGCAACACGCCCCTGGGCCTTGTTACTCAACTCAACAACGCTCTTGGAGATGTTCAGGAAAACGTGGGAGCCGGTATCTACCCAGCATTTTTGAACCTTGTGCGAACCGTACAAGGCAACCTCCCGCAAATCAACACCGCCGCCCTGGGGATTGCCTCTGTGCTGGGCTATATCATCACAATTCTCACCGCTGTGGCAGACGTTTCCCTGTCCGTTGCCACCGTCATCATTGACAACTGGAGCTGGATAGGCCCCCTTGTGATGGGTGCTGCTTTAGCGCTGGGCGTCTACTGGGCGGCCACGCAAGGCGTGGCAATCGCTCAGGGGATTGCAGCCGGAGCGACAGCAGCCTATCATGCGGTGGTCAACTTCCTCTCCATCGGCTTTGGCATTTTGACCGGCAACACGGCAGCGGCCTCCGCTGCCGTGTTTACGTTCAATTCCGCTTTGATGGCCTCTCCCATTACATGGGTCATCCTGGCCATTATTGCGCTCATCGCCATCATCTACGCCGCCGTGGGCGCTGTCAATCATTTTGCCGGGACCAGCGTGTCCGCAACCGGCATTATCACTGGGGCGTTTGCCGTTTTGGGGGCCCATGTGCTTAACGGCACGGTCATCCCCCTCTATAACGGCTTTGCCTCTTTTATCAATTTCATCGGCAATGCGTTCAACGACCCCATCGCTGCCATCCAGGTGGCTTTCCTTGATATGTGCCTGTCAGTGGTGGGGTACATCAAAAACCTGGCAGCGGGAATTGAAAATCTGCTGAACAAAATCCCCGGTGTCACAGTGGACATCACCAGTGGCCTTGATAGCTTTTACGCCGGGCTGGAGCAAGCCCAGCAGGCCGTCAAGGATGAGAGCGGCTGGGTGGAGTATGTGTCCAAAATGGACTACATTGACTACTCAGACGCCGCCAGCGCCGGGTATGCTTTTGGCCAGGGTGTTGAGGACAAAATTGGCGGGCTTTTCAGTTATGACACCGGGAGCCTGGATGACCTCATGGCTCAAATCCCGGACATCCCCGGTATGGACGGCATGGGCAGCGACATCTCCGATATTGCCGGGAACACCGGCAGCATGGCCAAATCCCTGGAGGTGAGCGGTGAGGAGCTGGAATACCTGCGGGACATTGCGGAGCGTGACGCCATCAACCGTTTCACCACGGCGGAGGTCAAAATCGACATGACCGGCATGACCAACAAGATCGAAAACAGCAACGACCTGGACGGTGTCATTCGGGAGCTGACCGACGGCTTCTCCGAGGCGCTGGTCACGGCAGCCGAGGGGGTGCATGAATGAGTTATTCCTGCTATCTGGGCGGCATGGAGGTCCCCACCCCGGCCAAGCTGACCGTCAAGGTCAAGGGGAAAAACAAGACCCTGATACTGCTCAACGAGGGGGAGATCAATTTCCTGCGCTCCCCCGGCCTGACGGAGATCACGGTGCCGCTGCTGCTCCCCTTGCTGGGCGGCAGCCGGTCCCCGTCGGCTTATCTGGATATGCTGGAGGGGCTAAAGACCGGCAAGGGAACCACCCAATTTATCCTGGTGCGCTCCAGCCCGGACGGGAGGCGGCTGTTTGACACCAACCTGA